TTTGATCAAGGATCCTTATCCGTCGTGTGGGGGCGGAACCCTGCTATGCGGAACAAGACTCGCAAACAGATGGTTCAGCTGACTCTACCGCTGCCGCTGCCCTTGTTGGTGCTGCTGGCGCCGCTGCTGCTGCAAGTCTCGGATCAACTGTCATTTGTTGTGCCTGCGCCTTCGGGCGACTCCGAATATAATACGATCCCGTCTTCAATCCTCGTCGCCATCCGTACATCGTCGCACTTGCCAACAGCATCTGAGTCGGCTCCTCAAAAAACAGATTCAAACTCTGTGTCTGACAAACATAAGGTGCACGATCCGCCGATTGATCAATAATCTCTTTCTGCTTAATCTCCCACACTGTCTTATAAATCCGACGCACATTTTCCGGAATCTCATGAATATGCTGAATCGACCCATTTCCAGCAATAATCCGTTGTTTCAACTCAGTTGACCACAATCCCATATCCAACAGTGTCCGAATCAAATGCCGATTAATAATAATAAATTCACCTGCCGACACAATCCGCTTATATATATTACTCGTATACGGCTCAAAACACTCATTGTTACCCAAGATCTGCGCAGTTGACGCCGTCGGCATCAGCGCAATCATCAACGAATTCCGCACACCGTGTTCACGCACTTGCGCCCTCAACGCTTCCCAGTCATATCGCGCCGATGGCGTCACACCCCACATATCAAACTGAAACCGACCATGCGACAAAGGAGATCCATCAAATGTCTCATATCGACCCTGCTCCTTCGCCAACTGTACTGATGCAACAACTGCACCATAATACATCGACTCAAAAATATCCCGGTTGATCTCACGCGCCTCCGCTGAATCAAACGGCACACCCATCATCGCATATACATCCGCCAGTCCTTGCACTCCAATACCAATAGGACGATGACGCAGATTAGAACGCGCCGTCTCAGGCACTGGATAATAATTGATATCAATCACTCGATTCAGATTCCGAACAATCACCCGCATCACCTGCACCAATCTCTCATGATTAAACTGCCGATCCGCCGTCACATAACTCGGCAACGCTACCGATGCCAGTGTACAACAAGCGTACTCCGTCGGCGTCGACACTTCGCAAATCTCAGCGCATAAATTCGAATTCTTGATCATACCAATGTTCGACTGATTACTCTTCGTATTCATCGCATCCGTAAACAACACATACGGTGTTCCAGTCTCAATCCGTGAACGATTGATCGCAGTGTAAACATCATGTGCCGAAACCTGTGCCATATAACGACCCGACTCCTCCAACTCCGTATAAATCCGCTCAAACTCCTCCCCATATGAATTGTACAACTCCGGATACTGATTCGAATTGAACAGTGACCACACCCCGTTCTGTTCTACACGACGCATAAACAGATCCGGCACCATCACCGCCGTAAACAAGTCCCGACAACGAAGCCGCTCATCTCCATTGTTCTTCCGCAAATCGCAAAACGCCAAGATCTCCGGATGATACACCGGCAAATACACCGCAATTGAACCCGGACGACGACCACCCTGATTCACATATAACGCCGTATCGTTCATCACCCGCAACATCGGCACAATACCCGTGCCATGACCATTCGTCCCCCGAATATATGCGCCCTTCGGCCGCAAATCACCCACATTGATACCCACTCCACCTGCCCACTTCTCAATCGCCGCCGTATCACTGATCGCCTTGTAAATCCCAGTCAACGAATCCTCCATACCCAACAGGAAACAACTCAGCAACTGCGAATGATCCGTGCCAGAATTGAACAATGTCGGCGTAGCATGAATGAAATACTTCTGCGATAAGAATTCATACGACTCCAATGCACGCGGTAAATCACCGATATACAAACCCAACGATACACGCATCCACATATGCTGAATCCGCTCCACTGTCTTACCGTTCACCTTCACCAAATACGATCGCTCCAATGTCTTGAATCCGAAATAATCGATCAAATTGTCACGACTGTAATCAATCGCATCGTTGATCTTCGCCCTGTTCGCCTGTACAAACTCATAGAACTCTCGCGAAACCAACGGATGAATATTCCCACTCTCATCCAAATTCTCCCGATACATCATCGACACCGTCTCGCTAAACGATGGCGATGTCATCTTCTGACTGTTCGATATCGCAATACGACTCGCTAAAATACCAAAGTCAGGATGATCAACCGTCATCGATGCACATATCTCCGCCGCTAACTCATCCAACATATGTGTATAAATTCCCGCATAAATCCGCTCAATCACTTTCTGAGTAATCACCAGATAATCAACCGCATTCAAATCACGGCTTAAACTATCGATTCGACGCGCTATCTTGTCAAAGGATACATCCTCCTGCTGCTGATTGCGCTTGATAACATATAAATGTTGCTTGTTTGTAGACATTTCAGTGTTCATCCTTTGATTCTATATTTCTTTAATCTTTTATTTTGTAAAAAGAAACATCGATGCGCCAACTCGATCCAAATAAAAATGTTGTCATAATAACTGATGCAAGCAACCGACCACACGCCAATACGCCGCCTCCAATAAAATGATATCTCTCGATCCAGCTATCATCGGATGCATCACCGGACGCAGTTGATCAATCATCTGATATCGTATCTCATCCGTCGTCGCCATATTCAACCCTGTGCGGAATATCCAATGAAGAATAAACATGTAACGTGATCCGGTCACCATCAGTTTGCCCAACAACGTATAAAGATGACCGCGGATCTCTTCAATAACAGGACCTGTCAATTGACCTGTACGCATTGTCTCCGTCAACTGTTCAAAGATCGTATCGTGATCCATCGTAATATCCGTCGATATGAGATAATAGTAATAATGTTGAATCGGAACATAACCGTGAAATTCATACAAAAGCCATCGGATTCCATCTGTCCCAGTGCGCTCCATTGCTCTGTCAATGTCATCCAGCATCTCCATTGTCGGAATCGGAATCCGCAGATGAACGATGCGACTGTTTAATCGCGGCGGAATGCGGATATCCAGCGATGCCAACAAGATGAAACATATCGACAGTTTCGACTGTTCAATTGCGGTGCTAATACGACGCATCACCAGTTCCGACAACAGTTCTGCATGATCAATGATGATGAATTTGCGATGACCTGTTATCGACGGCATCTTCATGTAATTGCGGAGATAGTGTTGAAATATAATGTCATCCTCTCCCGGATAAGACTGCATGTCCCACCATATCGATTCGGCATCATATTTGAATTGGAATTCAACAGTTGTCGACTCATGATGTAACTGTTCGGTTGTTGTGTGGAAATTCGTTTGACCCCACCAAGTGGCCACAGTGCGTTTCTTACCCGTACTTGAAGCACCACGGATCAACATACTCGGTATCGTTTCACGATCAAATCGACACAAGAAACGATAAGCATCAGTCGGAATAAATGGAAGATCTGTCATTCGTGAAAGCTGTGAATGTTCTTATTGAATAATGATGATTATTCAATTTCTATCAGTCCAATTCATCCCAGGGAACTTGCCGATATCTCATATACGATTCAATCGTTTCCACTTGTGCCGGTGCCTGTGCCTGTGCAGGCGCTGCCGGTGCCGGTGCCGGTGGCACTACTGTGGGCGTCGGTCCTCTTGGACCGGTTCTGGGCTTAGATCGTGGTCCAGCTCTTGAAGTGCGTGTCTGCATTTCATTTTCAATATGATCAAAAAGTGTAGTTTTCATAATAGAAGAATAGATGAATATTTGTTTAAACAAATTTATCTATCCATTATCAATAGATTTATCATGCTATCCATTCACGAACAACAGTTACAACGAATTGTCTGGTCAATGATCCAACCAATTCACGAGAAATTAGACACAATTACCCGTCGATTGAATCAAATGGAATCCGATATTCAACGAGTCACCACATCTGTTTCAACTCCGCCTCCCCTGCTGCTGTCGCTACCGGATCCCGTCCCTGTAGCTATGGCAACTCGGCCCATCTCCCACCATGTTCCGGGATCGGCTCAACACGATTCGGATCATGATGGAACCAGTGCAGCGGCCCCGGCGCCGGCGCCGCTAGCCATGCCATCTTTCCGAGATAGTCGCGGATATCCTCGTATCATCATCGTCAATTATATCGAGGAAAATGCAGTCACTCAAGAATTTGCGGCTCGTTGTATGAAGAAGCAGTCATTATCCGGCGAATTCGAACTGTTCAACGAAGTCTATTTGAAAGGTCGCAGTGAACAAGAGGTCTTCGAAATCATTCGCTATGAGAATGGACATTACTATTACAACAGTCGCGATAAGATGATCCGCAGTAGTAATGCCGATGAAATGATCTATCGACTAATGAGCAGTATTCAAGAAACGTATAGACACTGTTTAAACACATTTATCCGTGTTAATGAACCCGACTATTACATGTCCACCTATACAACAATTAATCAATATATCGATAGTATCCTTGAACGAACTCATATGGAACGATTTTTGGGACAGATGCGGTCTTTTATCACGATTGAACCGGAGGTCACGCCAGCTCGTCGCGATAAACCTTTGCGACCTCGTCATAAATAGTTGAATTATATTTTCATCAAAATATAGTAACATGACAACCTTTTACGACGACTTGGAAATCAGCGCCGATGCATCTGCCGATGATGTGCGCCGTGCCTATCGCCGCCTTGCCCTCCTTCATCATCCCGATAAAAACGGCAACTCTGCCGAATCTACGCAACGATTCCAACAGGTCACCGCCGCATATGAAACATTGTCCGATGCCGATCGACGTCAGCAATACGATCGGCAACTCATGGACAGCGACGGTGTTCGAACAGAAGACATTAGACCGGATGTCGATGTTGACCAGATCTTTCAACAGGTGTTTAGTCAAGTGTTTGGATCAGGACTGGGGGCAAATTTTGCACATATAAGATTCAATGTCAGTGGTGGACCGATGCTGTTTCATCAACAGTTTATCCATGTTCCGCAACCGGTGAATCCGGATATAGTTGAAACTGTTGCGGTGTCATTTATGGATGTGTTCTTGAAAAAACGGAAAAAGATGACCGTTCAACGACGACTTCTCAATGGACAAAAAGAGCCGATGGAAGTGCGATTCACTTGCAATCAGACTGTTCAAATGTTCGAAGGTCAAGGTAATCAGTACAGTCCGACCAATTTCGGCAAAATACAAGTGAATTTGACAATCAATCATATACCCGATGAATATCGTATCATCGATACGATTCATCTTTATCGAAAAATACATGTACCGTTAGAACAGTTTTATAAAGGATGGATTATGTATAAACATCTCGATGATCGAAATTATCAATTCAATTTCAATATGGAAGAGTTGCGGCAACAAGAGATTAAACTAGTGGGGGCGACAGGTCTTGGACTCGAAATCGATGGGCAACAGGGGGATTTACGACTTGAAATATGCGTCGATGTTTAAAGGGGAATAAAAAATGATGGCAATATATCTATAATTACTTAGATGGCAACTGAACAACAATCAACTGAAGATTTGTCGGATGTTCGTGTATTGCGACGTTTGGCAACTGAATGGGCTAGAGACAACCGAATTGTGTGTCGAAGTGGACGGTTTATCATGGAATATTATCGACTCATGAGGGAACCAGTTACCGGGATGCGAATTGAACAAAAGCAGGCAACATCGTTGAATCGATTGAAAGTGACGATTCATTCGTTGCCAGATGATTCGACATTTTTGCCAGAGTGGACAAAGATGCAAACAGCATTTGGGAAAGCTTGCATTGAACTGGAGGTCAAAATCCCCGATGATTATCCTATGTCGTCACCGGCGGTGTGTGTTGTGTGGCCGAGAATGAAATCAGGATATGTTCATCCCGATGGGTCGATTTGCTTTGAAATGTTCTCGCGTGGTGGATGGTCGTGTACAATGACATTTGGCACCACGTTGCTGGCGCTGTACGTCTTTCTTGTGGGAAGTGCGAGACCGGCTTCATTGGTCGATGTTGAGGGAACTCGGTCCAAAGGACCCGTTATTGATACGGATCGAGCTTATGCATCGGAACATCGTCTTGCGGAATCGCACAGTGAATGGCAGAGATAAACAATTGGACACAATTGTTT